TTCAATAATACAAAATGCACAACAAAAACGACACAAAAACGCATAAAAAAAGCGCTTAACGCGCTGATTATATGATATATATGTATAAAATAGGAATATAATAGACTTACGAAACTGTGAGTAAGTGAGAATCTGTGTTTTATTTCATTCGTTTCAATAGCTCATCAACGTTGTCCTCTAAGCGTTGAAGGCGTGAGTAATATTGGTCGTGAATGTTGGGCATACGTGCAGAAAGGTACCATTCGGCGTGCCAAATGCTGTTTACTTCTTCGATTTCTAAATTGAAGTTAGCGAATGAGGCTTTATCCGGATTGTCGGACATTAGAACATAAAAACCTTTTTGATACCTGTTTTTAACCCTTTTGGCGAACGTTTTACCTTCTTTATCGCATATAACGAATATATGTTCGTTTGGCATATGTGGCCATTCGTTTCGCTCCAAAAGTCTAATGATTAGAAAGCCACCATCTTGTAGCGTTGGCGACATGCTTTCTCCTTTTATCTTAACGGCTATGTAAGTGCCATTTTTTAGTAAATGTTGCGGTAGTTGTATTTGGTCGAGCGTGGTGATGTTGTCGCCATTAATAAACCCATTGCCAGCCGCCGCCGTTATGTCGGTTATTGGAATGTAGCTACCCTGTTCTTCTTTGCTTATGTACGTGTTTTGAGGCTCTGTCGCTAATAGTGTTGTTTTGTCTATTTGTATATACTCTTTACCCAATACCAGCGTATCTAATGAAACCCCAAAAAAGTTGGATAGCGCTATAACCGTTTCTATATCTGGCTTTGCTGTGCCATTCTCCCAATTGGATAGAGCGGTAGACTTTACGCCAATAGCATCGGCGAGAGCCTGCTGTGTAAGCCCTCTTTGCTTTCGGTAAGTCTTAATTCGCTCAAATAATTCCATTTTGCTTGTAATTATTTCTCCATTTATTTTGGATTTCCAATTTAATTGGATATTTTTGTCCTGTTGATTAGACAAAAGTAAACAAAAAATGGAATACAAACAGGCTATAGAAAAAAAACAGATTGGTGATTGGATTGCTGTAGGTGCTATCTGCGGTTTAGACCCAGCATACGCCGCAAAAATCTCTAGACGCCCTAGTTCCAAGAAGTTTAAATCGGTTATGAATGCTCTTGTTAGTGTTGTTAATGCGCGCGAAAGTGCGATTGCCAACACCAGAGAAGTACTAACAAACCAATAAACTCCAATTAAATTGGAATACTACAACAATATATTAAGCGTAGAGGGCGGATGGCTGTATGGTGGTGGCGAAATAATGACGCTATCGCAGTACAAGCATCTTACAGAGCGTAATCAGCTACACGTAGTTAGACGAGCTTGTAAGAATACTCCGGCTCTTATTGCTTTCGACAGTATTCCTGAACGGTTTAAACAAATTTTTATTGAAAAATGGGGTGATCCTCGCAAACAAGTAAAAGTTGAGCAGTTTGCCGATAAAATAAAAGCCGACGATATGGCGGTTAAATTCTACAGGCAATACAAGCTTGACGATGATAGGTTTTTACCGATTGACGCTCAAAACGAATATTGCGCAAACGCGGCTATCCTCAATGCAATAAGAATAGTGCTTACAGACAGAAAAGCGATGCGCAAAGCGATGGGCGGTAGTACTTTGAAATTGTGGGAAACAATGAGTGAGACGATAAACACTCTTTGTCGCGACAAATGGCCGCATACGCTACCTGCTAACGCTCGCCGACTTAAAGACAAATACAACACTTACGTTACGGAAGGCTACGAAAGCCTAATACATGCCGGATTCTGCAATAAAAACACAGAGAAAATAAACGAACTGGCTAAAATGTGGATACTGGCAAAATGGGCTAGTCAGGTTGAAAAAATAGTAAGTGAAAATCACATGATGAGCGAGTACAACGAGAAAGCTCGCAGTGAAGGATGGAAGGAAATTAAAAATGTGAATACCGTTCACAATTTCTTGTTTCGCGAAGATATAAAGGAGTTATGGTATGCTCACCGATATGGCGAATTGAAGGCAAAAGAAAAATTCGGATACCAACACAAAACCCTATTGCCGACTATGCGCGATAGCTTGTGGTATTCGGACGGTACTAAGTTGAATTATTTCTTCTTAGACGAAAACGGAAAGGTTGCTACTTGTCAAGTTTACGAGGTGATGGACACATACAGCGAGTGTTTTCTTGGCTACCATATTAGTAAATCGGAAGATTTTGAAGCTCAGTTTATGGCATACAAACGCGCTTTGCAGTTTGCTGAACACAAACCTTACCAAATAACCTACGATAACCAGGGCGGACATAAAAAGCTCGAAAACGGTGAGTTTTTGAAGAAATTGGCGCACATGAGCATTAAAACAATGCCTTACAACGGTAAATCGAAGACGATTGAGAGCGCTTTCGGTCGTTTTCAGAGCGAATATTTAAAGAAAGACTGGTTTTTCACTGGTCAAAATATAACCACTAAGAAAGAAGAAAGTAAGGCTAATATCGAGTTTATACTCGCCAACAAAGCCAATTTACCAACATTGGCAGAGGTAAAAGCTAAGTACTTACAGCGCAGAAACGAGTGGAATAACGCAAAACACTTTAAGAGCGGACTTCCACGCATCGAAATGTACAAAGCAAGCGAAAACCCTGAGTCGGTTAAGGTTGAAATGTGGGATATGGTAGACTTATTCTGGGTGCTAAGAAAAGAACCTGTAACCTGTACTGCCTTCGGTATTTCGTTTAAAGAAAAGAAGGTTAAATACGACTACGTAGTTTACACCGAGGATAGAAAGCCAGACATCGCATGGTTGCGCAAAAACATAGATAAGAAGTTTTACATCAAGTACGACGTAGAGGATACCTCGCTTATCTACTTATACGAAAAGGATGCTACAGGGCTACGCTTTGTTTGTGGTGCCGAAACTAAGGTTGAAGTACACAGAGGCAAGCAAGAGCAGGACGATTGGGAAGCTCAATTCTTTAAAGATGTTGAATTAGCCAATAAAACAGCTCGAATTGAGACACGCGATAAGATGGACGCGATACTTGAACAGCACGGTTTGCTCCCTGAACAAAACGGACTCAACTCGCCACGACTCAAAGGCATAGAGAAAGCAAAACGTAAGGCAGGCGAAATTGGTAAGGCTCAAAAAGAAGTGAGCAATATGGTACCGGAGCTTGAAGAGGAAGAGGTAGACATCTACAAAATAATGTAAAAAAAGCCCGGAAGGCTGGAACCTAACCGGGCGTTACTTAAATAAATCAAATAGAGTACAAAGTTATGAATGAAATTCAAAAACAACACATCGCAGATAAACTAAAAGAGTACTGCGATAGGTACGACAGCCAAAACAAGGCTGCCAATACGCTAAAAGGCGTTAGTTCGGCAACGATTAGCCAAATGCTTAACGGCAAATGGGAGCTTATAAAAGACGAGATGTGGCGCAATGTTGCTACTCAGATCGGTTATACCGAGAACGAGTGGGTAACTGTTGAAACCCGCGATTATAAGATTTTAACGGCTTTACTTACCGATGCGCAAGAGAATAGCAATGTATTTGCCGCCGTTGGCGAAGCCGGAACAGGTAAAAGCGTATGTATGAGGCAATATGTAGCTAGTAACAAGCGCGCTTACCTTCTTAACTGCAATGAGTTTTGGAATCGCAAAACCTTTATGCAAGAGCTGTTAACCGCTTTAGGCCGCGACTATTCAGGCTACACGGTTAACGAAATGATGAATGAGGTTGTACGCGGTTTAAAGTCGCAAAACTGCCCACTTATCATACTCGACGAAGCCGATAAATTAAGCGACCAAGTGCTTTACTTCTTTATAACACTATACAACTCACTTGAAGACAGTTGCGGCATTGTAATGGTTGCTACTGACCACTTGGCTAAGCGCATTCGCCGAGGTTTAAAGCTCAACAAAAAAGGATATAAAGAAATATACAGCCGTATTGGCCGCAAGTTTATTGAACTACGCGGCGCAAGTATGGGCGACATAGCCTCTATATGTATGGCAAATGGTATTAACGACAAAGGTTCCATAAAAGATGTATATGCCGATTGCGAAGGCGACCTCCGCCGCGTTAAACGAAAAATACACGCCATTAAAAACGCTGCTTAAACACTATTAAAATGGTAGTTAAACAAAAGATAAAAAGAGCGCGTACGGCAGCCGAAATGATGGCGACGAAATTTAAAGTAGTCGATTTTGACGGCGAATGGGAAGAGCTGTTTGGAAAACCAGAACTACGCGGCAGTTGGATTATTTGGGGCGAATCGGCAAACGGAAAAACGGACTTTAACATGAAGTTGGCGAAGTATTTAACCCGATTTGCAAAAGTAGACTACAATTCACTTGAAGAGGGTTTTTCGGAAAGCTTGAAACAGGCAATAGAGCGCAACTATATGGGCGAATGCAAACGCAGGTTTCATATACTCGATAAAGAGCCGATGGAAGAGCTTGAAATACGGCTCAGCAAGCGCGAAAGCCCTGATGTTGTAATAATTGACTCGGTACAATATTGCGACTTGACAAAAAGAAGCTACAAAGCACTTCTTAAGAAGTATCCAAAGAAGCTGTTCATTTTTATCTCGCACGCAGCAGGCAAACTACCCGAAGGCCGAACCGCCAACGCTATAAGATACGATGCAAACGTAAAGATACGCGTTGAAGGTTTTAGAGCCAGCATTGAGAGCCGCTACGGCGGAGATAAAAGCAAGCACTATACCATATGGGACAAAGGCGCTTACGAATATTGGGGTGAACTTTAAAAATTAAAATTATGTGTAACTGTATAGATATAGTAAACAGATCGATTGAACAGCAGATCAATAAGCGAGTAACAGAACTTGAATATACGGAAGTAGTTGAATATCCTTCGCTTAACAACGTGACGTTATTACTTGATAGTGGAAAACTAATAATGACAGCTGTTGCGTCAGGAGTATTAATGAAAGGTAAACGAAGGATGTGTAAAGATTTTAATATTTCAATGGCTTACTGTCCATTCTGTGGTGAAAAATATGAATAAATAAAGAAGACTATGAAACGAACAACCTTAACTGATAAACAGATAGCCTACCACAAATCGCTAATAAAGAGGCTACATATAGCTAAGTCGGCAGCAGGCATGGATGACGACACGTATTACTGCTTCCTTTTTGAGTTTGGCGTTGAAAGCTCGCTAGAGATGAGCATCGACCAGCTAAACGAAGCCATTAACCTGCTCGAAAACAAAAAGCAGGTTAAGATACAGACGAAGGAAGAAAAAGAAACCGATATGTGGCGCAAACGCGTGATGGCGGCAATTGGCGGGTTTTTGGAAGCGATTAATAAAGAATCGAACGCCGATTACATTAAAGGCATAGCGTGCCAGTGTACAAGTTATAAGCACTTTAACCAAATACCCGACAGCCGCTTACAGGATTTATACTTCACCTTTCTAAAAAAGCAAAAAGCGATACATAAAATCGATTTCGTAACCTCTGAGCTTATAGTCGGATTAACAACACTAAACTAATGACAACAATCAACTACGAGCAAAAAAAAGCAGACCTCGAAACGTGGTTTCGCTGGCACGATGAGAGCCACCCATTCTGGAAGGTTAACAGAGAGGAATATGTAAAGGTTTGTGAAACAATAAAAGCAAAAGTAAATGACAACAACGGACTTAGCTAAAGACGTGCTGGAGCTGCTAGACACACAGCAGCAATTTTTCAAAACAAAGGATTACAAAACATTGCAGTTGAGCATAAGGCTTGAAAAGAAGTTAAGAGGAAAATGCAATGCCATTGTAGCAAAAACAAGCGGAATGGCCGATTTATTTGACACTCCTAATACCTCAGCTAATGCCAGACCCTAAAATAGAAAGATTCCAATCGACCTACACCGACCTCTGCGGGGCTTGCAAAGCTGAGGGGCGAGTTTGGAGGGTAACAGACCGAAACCCACATACCGGCGAAGAAAAGGGCGACTGGAAAACCTGCCAACTATGTGGCGGTACCGGGCTGGTTTCGGTAACAAAAACAACCGTTGTTTCAATAATAGCAAAAGAATTAAAACCATGTTCAAAAAACGAATAATAGCAAAGGTACTGAGCATTATAGATGCTCGTATAGAGCGATATCAAAGCATACAAATAGTGGGCGACGGCTCATTTAGTAGGGTACAAAGCAAAATAACTACGCTACGCGATTTGAGAGACGAAATAACTGAAGTGTTAAATTTTAAAAGCAAAATAAAACATGAAACAAACAGGTAAACAGTGGATTACAGCAGAGGGCAAGGTAGTACCCGGCTTTGCTATTAATCCGGTAATGAAGGTTGAAGAAAAGCACGCGCAGCGCGTTAGCGCGTTGGCGCTAAAGGCCGAAAAGGCGCTACAGGAGCTTAACAGTGCTATTGATGCTGCACAAATGGAAGTGTTTTCGGTAAAACTAAAAGACGCGGGTATTAAAGAGCTAAAAAGAATCCCGACACCGGAGTCGCTTACTTTCTCAGCTTTCGATAAAACGGTGTCGGTTAAGCTTATCACAACAACCCGATTAAAGTTCGATA